GGCTTTAAGTTAGTAGTCGATAACGATGACCATTGGGAACTTAGCGAAAGCCATCTTCTATATTACCGATACAAATACAATAACATCGGCAAACAGATTACCGATTACTTAAAGATAGCAGACCTATGCACCTGCACTCACGAAAGGTTAGCAGCAGAGATAAGTCCTTACAATAAGAACGTTCACATCTTACCAAACGCTTTACCCTACGGACAAGAGCAGTTCCAGGATAACAAGACCGAAGATTACAAGGTAAGATTGTTTTGGTCAGGTAGCGGAACGCACGAACGAGATTTAGAAATACTAAGGCAGCCTTTTAAACGTCTTCAAGGTATGAATATAAGAACAGTAATAGCAGGTTACAACGATGGGGAGAAACCTATTTGGGATAAAATGATTGATGCGTTTACTTGCGGACTAAAGCTTAACCCGACAATCTATAACTATGCAAAGGTTACAGAATATATGGGGGCATACACTGATAGCGATATTTCAGTTATTCCATTGGTAGATAACAAGTTCAATGCTATGAAGTCAAATTTAAAGGTATTAGAAACGGCTGCTAAAAAGAACCCTGCTATTGTTAGCTATGTCAATCCTTACTTAGATATGCCCGTGCATTACGTTAAAAGCCAGAAGGATTGGTACAAACACATCAAAGATTTAGTAAGCGATGCGGATATGCGAAAGGAAAGCGGACAAAAGTTATTTGAGTTCTGCGAAAAGAACTATAACTTTGGGGAGATAAATTTAGACCGAACTTATATTTATAATAAACTAATTTCTCATAGTTAAATTTTTAATTATTAATCAACGGAAAATTTAATGGGAAAGCTATGAGGAAACACACACAAATATATTTGCAGGGAATGGGGTATAAAAAAACGGACTTTATCCCCTGCGAAGTGTGTGGCTCACAAGCGGTAGACATACATCATATTGAGGCGAGGGGAATGGGTGGCAGCAAAGACAAAGACACGATTGAAAACCTAATGGGATTGTGTAGGAAGTGCCACATAGAATACGGAGACAAAAAACAATATAAAGAGTTACTAAAAGACATACACTCAAAGAATTATGGCAAAGATTAAAGAGAACAATAACAAAGTTAGCTTTGGGAAACGCAAAAGAGGTTCTGCAAAGAAGTCCTTTAACAAGCACACGCCCAGAGAAAAAGCATATAGAGGTCAAGGCAGATGAGAAAGTTAAACGCTATATGGCTACTCTTAACCCACAAAGCTTACTTCCTTGCGGTATGTAAGACGGGTAAAAACGGAGACAATATGACCACGATAGGACACTACACCTATGCAATGGCAGAAACTTTAATCAATAAGCACATAGCAGATGTAGACACTTACCTCGACCAAGAAGATGCAATAGACGAAGCAAACGACATAATTAATGGAATACTATGATATTATTATCAAGCCAAGTAGAGAGCATAGCCTCACGCAAAGACAAAACAATCAAACTAACTTTAGCAACCCAAGAACTAAGTCCTAAAGATGCTGCGGATATATTTCAACTTAACCAACAGTTCTGCTACTTAGCAATTAAAGAAGAGCCGTTTAGTAAAGAAGAGCAAGACATAATAGAAAACCTAAAGGCAGACCCAGACACCTTTAAGACACCGAGCCAAAGATTAAGGGGCATCTTATACAAGACATACGAACAAGACAACGAAGGCTACAAAGATTTTAACACATATTACCTTTCCGTAATGGATAGGATATGCCAACACTATAAAAACAAGATAGATGGGTAGACATAAATCAATAGAAACGCCTGAGTTAATGCTTCAATACTTTACCGAGTATTGCGAATATTGTAAAAGCAATCCTATTAGAGTACACGATTTCGTAGGCAAAGACGGAGACGAAGTTTACAGATTAAGAGAGCGACCTTTAACCATTGAAGGCTTTGAAAACTATTGTTACAATCAAGGTATTGTGAGCAATATAGATAGATATTTCGCTAACACAGATAATGCTTACGAGGAATTTCGTAGCATCTGTTCGCGTATTAGGAAAACAATTAGGCAAGACCAAATAGAAGGCGGTATGGCAGGGGTTTACAATCCAAGCATAACTCAGCGATTAAATAGCTTAGTAGAGAAGTCCGAGAACAAACACGAAGTAAGTGAGATTAAAATAACTTACGATAGATAATGCAGACAATAGGCTTGAAGTTACATAACCCACACCTAGCGCAAAAGCAAGTAATTGAATGCGATAGTAGGTTTATTGTAATGATGGCAGGTAGAAGATTTGGTAAGTCCTTGATTAGCCAAACGATAAGCATTGACACGGCAGTAAATAAAAAGCGTGTAGCTTACATTACACCTACTTACCAATTAGGAAAGATATTTTTTAAAGAGATAGTAGACCTATTGCCATTAGAAATATACTCTAAGAACGAAAGCGACCTTGTTATTACATTCATAACGGGTGGAAGCATACGCTTCTTTACGGGGGAAAGGTTAGACAATCTTAGAGGTCTAAAGTTTCACTTAGCCGTAATAGATGAAGCTTCCTTTATACCTAACCTTGAAGATGGGTGGCTTAACTCAATAAGACCTACCTTAACAGACTATAAGGGTAAAGCTATATTTCTTAGCACCCCTAAAGGTAAAAACTACTTCTTTAGTTTGTTTAGCAAAGCAGAACCCGATTGGCAAAGCTTTAAGTTTACAACATACGATAACCCTTACATTGACCCCAACGAAATAGACGATGCAAGGAAGCAACTGCCAGAGGTTGTGTTTGAGCAGGAGTATATGGCAAACCCTGCGGAGAACGCAGCAAACCCATTTGGTAGCCAATACATTCGCAAATGTATACACCCAGTAACAACAATGCCGATTGTAGCTTATGGGATTGACCTTGCCAAGTCGGTCGATTGGACAGTTATCATAGGTTTAGACGAAGACGGGAATGTAGCCTATTTTGACCGCTTTCAAATGGATTGGCATAATACCAAGCAAACTATACTTAGGCTGCCTAAATGCCCTATCCTTGTCGATAGTACGGGGGTTGGCGACCCTATCCTTGAGGACTTACAAAGAGAAGGGGTAATGATACAGGGCTTAAAGTTCACAAGTTCAAGTAAGCAGCAGCTAATGGAAGGCTTACAAGCTGCCATACATCAAGGTAAGATTGGCTACCCTGAGGGGATAATTAGCCAGGAACTTGAAGTATTTGAATATATGTATACGGCAACGGGGGTAAAGTACTCAGCACCTTCAGGCTTCCACGATGATGCCGTAATGGCTTTGGCTTTGGCTTGGCAGAACTTTAGCCTTAAACGTGGCACAGGCAGGTACGCCTTCCTTTAACCGCTTATCCTTAATATTTACCGCTCATCACAATTTTTAAAAAAAGTTTACTCATTTGATTGTTTAATGTGAATAATTTGTATATTTGATATATCAATTAACAACAAACACAAACACAATGAAAAATCAAAAAACATCTGAACAACTTTATCAGTATTTAACAAATCAAAGAGGTTTTGAAATTGCAAGAAGGTCTTTATTAAGACAAATGCAATGGTTTGAACCAACTGCATTAGAAAATGCTATTGCAAATACCTATGGTATGTTAATGGTTGCAAATGGTGGTAATAAAAATGAATCAATAAAATTTATTTGTAAAATTTATGAGCCTAAAAATTTAAGTAAATTATTTAAAATAATTGAAAATAAAGAAGAAGTAAATACAGAAATGGTAAATGAAATATTAAACTAAATAAAATAGGGGTGCGACTATCTAACGCACAATTTAATCAACTAAACAAAACACAATGACAAAAGAAAATTTAAAAATTGGAGATAGAATTGAATGTATTGAAAATAATTATGGAGTTTATGTAGTTATATCTTTATATAATAAAAATCCACACATTTGGGAAATTAGAAATAATAGAGGGGAAAGAATTTTAGGAGAAGGAGAATTAAAATTTTGGAAATTTTCAAATAAAATATAACACAAACCAAATGAAAAAAGAAACCGCACAATTTTTAGCAGTATTAGTAGTAGCTTGTTACCTTATTGGTCAATTACAAGACATCTACTCAAAATGATTTACGCTATCTGCCTTCTGCTAATTGCAACAGGTTTTGTAATGGCAGCATTATTTGACTACACAATTAAACACAATGACCCAAAGCACAAAAGAATATATAGACAAGTATTACGCAAGTGAGCCGATTAGTATAATGATGTCTAACATCGATGCGACTTACTTAGAGATACTTACTTATTGCAACGAGCAGGGATATGAACCTGCAAAGCGTAAATTAAGGCGACCAGAACATAAGTCAGAAATCGGCTTTTTTGACATTGATAATTACAAACCCGAAACAATATAATATGGAACTACAACAAATCTTTGAAACAACAAAAGAACAACGCATCGAGTTTACGCATCAATTAATTGAACGCCTAAACGCAGGGGAACTTGACCCACTTAAAACACATCTCCAGGTTAAAGCCTTAGAGGATATGCTTGAAACCCTAAAGGCAAACAAGGACTATAAAGATGCGGTATTACAAGCAGCCGTTCTTAAT